TATATGGACTTGCAGGTAAGATACATCGGAATCCAAGCGCAGATGAAGTGGATGAGTTGGAGACTTAAGAGACAACTCATTAAGGACACATCCAACTTTGAGAAGTTTCTTAAGGAGTATAGAAATGAAAGAAATGTCTGATCTGTCTTTAGAGAGAAAGGAGTGTTCTAAGTGTGGGGCTATTTGGATTAATGGAGAACATTATTGGACTGGCACTGGCAAAAGAGGTAGCGAGCTTGACTTGGCTGGACTTGTTTGCAATAAGTTTGGAGATGATAACTGCATCAATCCATGTAAAGGTCAAGAGGGTGGAGTAACTTGGGAAAAAAGACTTAAAGAATTAGAAGAAGATCACCCATGAATAGCGAAGTAGTCTGGAGTGTCATTATTCTTTTAGGTTGTGGATTATTCTTCACCGCATTTTGCGTTGCCTATATATTAAGAATGGCATATATGGAGATGCACGATGGGAGCGATGACACCCCCGAGCAGAAAGAGTTGCTATAACTTTAGAGTAGTAGAGGTCAATAGAGTTTTAGATGGTGACACAATTGATGTCACCATTGATCTTGGCTTTGATCTTTATAAGAAAGAACGTGTAAGAGTTGCTGGTGTTGATACACCAGAGAAACGCACTAGAGACGACGAAGAGAAAGCACTTGGATATGACGCAACAAACTGGCTCAAAGAAAAGTTGGAAGGTGCTATTGCTGGTGATGATGATCTTGTCATTAGGACTGAACTTATTGGCGGTGTGGGGAAGTACGGTCGTCTTTTGGGCTGGTTATACATTGGCGACTCAGACGTGTCCCTCAATGAACAAATGATCGAAGAGGGATATGCTTGGGCATATGATGGCGGAACTAAGCAAAAAGACTTTGAGGAACTGAGAGAAATTCGTCGTGCTCATGGCACTTTAGTAGAATGATTGCTCACTTATTTGTATTTGGATTTATCTTTTTGCTCACATGGGCTATGGCATCTGTAGGGGGTAGAGATGCCATCAAAAGATACTAAATAATGTGTCTTTTATGAGGTGATCGCTACCTTGTATGCCAAGAGAATGGAATACTTCTTTTAGGGAACCTTGGAACCCTATTATAAAGAAGTGTTTGGATGGAGTTGATCTTCATACCAAAATCTATCTAGAAACCCAAGAAACATTTCACTTAAACCAAGCAGACTTATTGAGAACCTACGTTAGTAGGTTAAAAGATTGGATACATCAAACAGAACCAGAAGGATTTCATAGAAAAACCGATGAGTAGCGATCAAATATATCTTGGCAACCCTAATCTAAAAAAGGCAAACGTTGCTCAAAGTTTTACACCAGAGCAAGTAGAAGAATTTGTCAAGTGTAGTAAAGATCCAGTCTATTTCATCAAAAAATATATCAAGATTGTTTCACTCGATAAGGGTTTAATCCCTTTTGAGATGTACGACTTCCAGGTTGAGATGACCGAGAAGTTTCATAATCATCGTTTTAATATCGCAAAACTACCACGACAGTCTGGGAAGTCAACGATTGTTACTTCCTATCTGTTGTGGTATGTCATTTTTAACGATAATGTTAACGTAGCGATTCTTGCTAACAAAGCAGCAACCGCTAGGGAAATGTTGCAGCGTCTACAACTATCTTATGAAAATCTTCCCAAGTGGCTCCAGCAAGGAATTAACCAATGGAACAGAGGTAGTTTGGAATTGGAGAATGGCAGCAAAATCATGGCTGCATCTACTTCTGCATCTGCTGTCCGTGGTATGTCCTTTAACGTTATATTTTTGGACGAATTCGCGTTCATTCCGAATCACATTGCTGACCAGTTTTTCAGTTCTGTTTACCCTACTATTTCTTCTGGTAAATCTACCAAGGTTATTATCATTTCTACCCCACACGGGATGAACATGTTCTACAAGCTCTGGCATGATGCAGAGCGTGGTAAGAACGAGTATATAACAACAGAGGTTCATTGGTCTGAGGTTCCTGGTAGGGATGAGAAGTGGAAAGAGCAAACCATCAAGAACACTTCAGAAGAGCAGTTTAGGGTCGAATTTGAGTGTGAGTTCTTAGGATCAGTTGATACCCTTATCTCTGCTTCTAAACTTAGAACAATGGCTTATGATGATCCAATCAAAAAGAATAAAGGTTTGGACATCTATGAAGATCCAATCCAAGAGCATCAGTATGTCATTACCGTTGACGTTGCAAGAGGTGTAACTAAGGACTATTCGGCATTCACAATTATTGATACTACGACTATTCCATACAGATTAGTTGGAAAATATAGAAACAATCAGATCAAACCCCTGTTGTTCCCAAATATTATACACCAAGTTGCATGTGCATACAACCACGCATATGTACTTTGTGAGGTAAATGATATTGGCGGTCAGGTTGCAGATATTCTCCAGTTTGATCTGGAGTATGACAACTTGCTTATGTGTGCTATGAGGGGGCGTGCTGGTCAAGTTATCGGTCAAGGTTTCTCAGGAACCAAGACTCAACTTGGTGTGAAGATGAGCACTACTGTAAAGAAAACTGGATGCTCAAACCTCAAAGCACTTATCGAAGATGACAAGCTTTTACTTTCCGATTACGATATCATCTCCGAATTGACTACATTTATTCAGCGTGGTCAAGCGTGGGAAGCGGAAGATGGTTGCAACGATGACTTGGCAATGTGTCTTGTAATCTTTGCTTGGTTGGCAACTTCAGATTACTTTAAGGAACTCCATGACAATGATGTTCGTCAGAGAATGTATCTAGAGCAAAAGGAAATGATCGAGGCAGACATGGCTCCATTTGGATTTGTAGATGATGGTCTGGATAATGGAAGCTTTGTCGATCCCGACGGGCAGGTTTGGCATACTGATGAGTATGGAGACAGATCATATATGTGGGAGTATCTCAGTTAATGTTTGATGAAGAGTTCTTATTTGTAGATAGAACTTGCAGGACTTGTTTGCGTCGCATGAGTTTGACAGATAACTTTTACATGACAAGACCAGACAAGGCAGGAAACGTATCTGCATATTCATATGAATGCAAATACTGCACCATAAAAAGAACTGCAAGGAACAGGAAACAACGTCAACTGAAACAAAAATCAACAACAAAGATCATCGATATTTACCCTGATTGGTGATTTCGTCTGGATTTCGTCTTGTAAAAAGTCTATTCTATAAATATCTATAGCATCCCGACATGAATCTATCAGGAGAAAACCCAGATGGCATCCACTCAAATTTCCCCAGGTGTTGTCGTCCTTGAGAGAGACCTAACGAATACCATTAACGCAACAGTTGATAATGTTGCTGCTATCGTTGGTGCTTTTGAGAAAGGACCCGTTGAGGAAGTAGTCACTATCTCTAGCGAAAGAGAGCTTATTGACACCTTCGGCAAGCCTAACGACTCTAACTATGAGTATTGGTTCTCTGTAGCTCAGTTTCTGCAGTATGGCGGTTCCGTAAAGGTTATCCGTTCTGACAATAGCTCGCTGAAGAACTCGATCGATGCAGTAACCTTTACTCAAACTCTGTTTGCAGCAAATGACACAACTCTTACTGTTGAGTCTGCAACAGGTTTTGACGTAAATGATCTCATCAAGATCGATGATGAGATCCTGAGAATCACTGCTGTCAATGGTCTGGATGTAGATGTTCTCCGTGGTCAACTGTCAACTGCTGCAGTTTCCCACTCGGCTGGTTCGCAAATCATGCTGATCGAGCTGGCTGGTACTGCAACGACAATCAATGAGGGTGCTACTTTTACTGCGGACGATACAACTCTGACAGTTACCAGTGCTCCCACTCTCGGTGCCATCAACAACTCCTATATCAGAATCGATGACGAGATTCTGCAGATCACCGCAATTGCAGGTAACGATCTGACAGTCACTCGTGGTGTTCTTGGCACTACTGCTGCTGCACACACTGACGGTGTTGCTGTTGATCTTCTGACGATTACCGCAAACAAAACAATCGTCAATGAAGAGACCTCCACTGGTATCACACCTCCCCTGATCAAAAACCTCGCTGACTACGAAGCAGCAATCGAAACTGGTGCTAACCAGTGGAGATGGGCAGCTCGTACTCCTGGTAAGTATGGCAATAGCCTTCGCATCGTGATGACAGACGCTGGCGCAGATCAGGTCCTGAATGTTGATGGTCCTAGCAGCGGCGCTGAGTGGGAATTTAACCCTGGCGATAGCGTATCTGTTAGCGCAACCAATACCTATTCCAAGGTATTCCACTACTCTCTGATTGTGACTCTTGAGCCTGGCGCTAGCCTGGTTGGTGAGTTTGCTGCAGACAACTTCTTCACTGCAAATAGCGGTAACGTTACAGGTCGTCTGGTTGCTTACGATCCAGAAACCCGCAAGCTGGAACTGGTTGTAGATAACACATCCGCAGACTATCTGGAAGTTGGCGATACTATTACTGAGCTGGTAAACAGCGGCGGCACTCCTGGCGCTGCAACTGGCGATCAGGGTAACATCCAAGCAATCCAGCGTCGTCTGCTTGTTGCACATGACAATGGTTCTACCGACTTTGCTCCCAACCAGCTGATCAAAGACTCCAACCAGAGAGATGTATACATCGTTTCTGTTGCATCCGAGTATGACAATCGCTTCTATGGCCCTAACCAGAAGTGGAGCAGTGTTGCACCTCGCCCAACAACATCTGCTTGGGTACAAGAGCGTGGTGGCTATCGCGACCTGATGCACATCCTGGTAATCGATGGAGATGGTGGTCTGACTGGCGTTCCTGGCTCTATTCTTGAGAAGTTCCTTAATGTTTCTAAGGCGAGAGATGCTAAGTCCACGCAAGGTGCAAACATCTACTACAAAGATGTACTGAAGGAAAATTCCACCTACCTGTGGTGGGGTTCTCACGAAGTTGCTGATGTGTTTGATGTAGACATCAACGCAAATGGTGACGTTGGTGGTTCTGGTATCAATCGCAAGTTCGACCTCTTTAAGAACGATTATGCGATTAAGACTCTCGACGATCCTACTGGCGTTAACGAACTGTCTGTTCCTATCCTCACAACTAAGGGTTCTTCCACTCTGAAGTACACCCTCAGAGGCGGTGTTGATGGTTACAGCGTAGAGAGAGATAAGCTGTTTGATTCTTACGATCTGTTCAGCGATCCCGAAACTGAGGAAGTTGATTACATCCTCATGGGTCCTGCAATGGGTAATACCACCGATAGTATTGCTAAGGCAGTTAAAGTTCTCGATCTGGCAACTGGTCGTAAGGATTGCATGGCATTTGTTTCCCCTCCTCGCGATCGTGTTCTTGGTGTTGCTTCGACAAATGAAATTGTCGATCGTACCGTAGAATTCTTTAAGCAACTCCCCAGCACATCCTATGGTGTATTTGATAACAACTACAAGTACATCTACGACAAGTACAACGATAAGTATCGTTACATCCCCTGCAATGCTGATGTTGCTGGTCTGACTCTGAGCACAGCTCTCAATCAAGAGCCCTGGTTCTCCCCTGCTGGTTTCAGTAGAGGTCAACTTCGCAACGCAATTAAGCTTGCTTACTCCCCTCTGAAAGATCACAGAGATCGCCTGTATGCTGCACGCATCAATCCTATTGTTGCGTTCCCTGGTCAGGGTATCGTTCTCTTTGGTGACAAGACTGCTCTCGCACAGTCTAGCGCATTCGACAGAATTAATGTTCGTCGTCTGTTCCTCGTTATCGAGAAAGCGATTGCAACTGCAGCTAAGTCTCAACTGTTTGAGCTGAATGACGAGTTCACTCGCCAAGGGTTTAAGAACATCGTTGAGCCTTATATGAGAAATGTTCAGGCACGTCGCGGTGTTATTGATTATCTGGTCGTTTGTGACGCAAGCAACAACCCCTCTGAGGCAATTGATCGTGGCGAATTCTTTGCAGAAATCTTCGTGAAGCCCACACGCTCTATCAACTTCATCACTCTGCAATTCACCGCAACTCGTACTGGCGCTTCGTTCGCTGAACTTGTTGGTTGATTATTCCCGTACTTTCTTAAAACACTAGGAGAACTCCAAAAATGGCTGACATTAATCAAAACTCTAGAGTTTCGCCAGGTGCCGTAGAGCGCAAGCAGATCAGAACAAACATCATTGATTTCCGTAACAAGATCGGCGAGCTTGCTCGCCCCAATCTCTTTGAGGTGGAAATCAACTTCCCAACTCTGATTGAGGGTCTGAGTTCTGCGATTGGCAACCAGGAAGATGCATCTGCCGCAGCTGCTGGTGCTTCGCAAGATTCTAACGTTGCTGCTACTGAACTGTCCACCTTCCTGGTGAAGTCGGCAAACCTTCCCGCTTCTACCGTTGGTGTTATCGAAGTTCCTTTCCGTGGTCGCACACTGAAGATCTCTGGTGATCGCACATTTGAGCCTTGGACTGTTACTGTCCTCAACGATGAAGGCTTCCGTCTCCGTCGCAAACTTGAGGCATGGTCGAAAGCAATCCAACAGCTTTCGGTCAATCTGTCCGATGCTTCCAGCATCGCTTCTTATCAGTCGCGTGCTATTGTTCGTCAACAGAATCGTCAAGGTCTCCACACCGCAGCATATGTGTTTGAGGGCATTTGGCCTTCCAACATCTCTGCGATTGATCTGGCATGGGATAACAACGATACTCCCGAAGAGTACACTGTTGAGTTCCAAGTACAATACTGGCAGCACGCAAACGATACCAATACCGCAAACGCTCAGTGATAAACTCTTCTAAATAATAGAAGGTAAACGGGAATCATTGATGTCTCAACTATTTGGTTATTCACTTGATAGAAAGAAGGGTTCGTCTAACGGCCCTTCTTTCGTGCGTAAAGACTCAGATGATGCTGCGCAACCGATTGTTGCTGGTGGATATTTTGGTCAATACGTGGAAATGGGTGATGCCGCAAACAAGGCATCAGAGGCAGATCTGATTGGTCGTTATAGGGAAATGGCATTGCACCCAGAGTGTGATGCTGCTATTAACGATGTTGTGAACGAAGCTATTGCTGGAGACCTGAACGATTCTCCCGTTGCCATTGATCTTCAGAATCTCCGCGTTTCACAAGCACTCAGAAATAGAATCAGGGAAGAGTTTGAGAACATCCTGGTCCTTTTAGACTTTGATAGAAAAGCATATGACATCTTCCGTCGTTGGTATATCGACGGTCGTCTCTTCTATCACAAGATGATCAATCCTCAGAATCCTAAAGAAGGGATTACGGAACTGAGGTATATTGATCCAAGAAAGATCAAAAAGGTTGTCGAATACGACAAACCCAAAGATCGTCTCCAACCCATCGACCCACAAACAGCATCGATCATTCCTAGATCGGTTGAGTATTATATTTACTCACCTAAGGGTCTGAAGGGTTATGAGAATAACGGTATCAAAATTGCTCCAGATGCTATCTGCTACTGCCATTCTGGTCAGTTAGATATGCAACGCAATTATGTGCTGTCTCACCTCCACAAGGCAATTAAGGCACTCAATCAACTTCGTATGATTGAGGATTCTCTGGTCATTTATCGTCTGTCCAGAGCACCCGAACGTCGCATCTTCTATATTGATGTGGGTAATCTGCCCAAACAAAAGGCAGAGCAATATCTCCGTGAGGTGATGTCTCGCTATCGTAACAAGTTGGTTTACAACGCTGACACTGGCGAGATTCGTGACGATAAGAAATTCATGTCAATGTTGGAAGACTTCTGGCTTCCTCGCCGCGAGGGAGGGCGCGGGACTGAAATTTCTACCCTTCCTGGCGGGCAAAATCTGGGCGAACTGGAAGACGTTAAGTATTTCCAGAAGAAGCTCTACCGAGCACTCAATGTGCCCGAGTCTCGGTTGGAATCTGATAGTAGCTTTAACATCGGTCGTAGTGCTGAAATCACTAGGGACGAAGTTAAGTTCCAAAAGTTCGTCACTAGACTTCGCAAGAAGTTTAGTGACCTTTTTAGCGATCTGCTCAAAACTCAACTCGTACTCAAAGGTGTAGTAACACTTGATGAGTGGGATGATATTAAAGAGCACATTCAGTACAACTTCATTGCGGATAATTATTTTTCCGAGATGAAGGAAAAAGAAGTCATGAATGAGCGTCTTGCTCTTCTGGCTCAAATGGATCCTTATGCTGGAAAATATTTCTCTTTGGAGTATCTACGTCGTAATGTCCTCAAGCAATCTGATGCAGATATCAGAGAAATCGATAAACAGATGGCATCGGAAGTTGCCGCTGGTCGTTTGGTAGATCCTGCAGAGATTGCTCAAATGGAAAAAGCGCAAATGGAAATGTCTCTTATGCCACCCGAACCCCAAGTGGAAGAGGAGCAAGGGATTGATCCAAAAGATTACGAAAAAGGAAATATCTAAATAGTATTATATCATCAATTTAGTCATGCCATCACAACCTTCTCTGGATATCGTCAACTCTTTGTTTGCAGGTCAAAAAGACATTGCCGATTATGTTGACGCCCAAATGAAAAGCATTGCTCTTGACAGAATCGATGACCTCAAAAAAGAAGTCGGTTCTAAACTCTTCGCTTCAGATGAAGTGGAAGATTCGGAAGAGGATGTAGAAGACACAACCGAAGAACAACCCGAGGACACTACAGATGAAACTGATCACGGAAACGATTGAGGATGCCAAGGTAGTTATTACCGAAGGCAAAAATGGCCAGAAGAAAACCTACATTGAGGGTGTTTTTCTTCAGGGCGACATTACCAATCGCAACGGTCGTATGTACCCCGTTTCCACACTGGAGCGTGAGGTAGCGAAGTATCATGAGAACTTCATCAGTAAAGGACGTGCCCTTGGGGAGCTAGGTCACCCCGATGGTCCTATTATTAATCTGGATCGAGTATCCCACCTGATCACTTCACTGAAACGTGAGGGTAATAACTTTGTCGGTAAAGCTCGCATCCTCGACACACCAATGGGTAGAGTTGCTAAAGAACTTCTCGATGAAGGTGTGAAACTTGGTGTTTCTTCCAGAGGTTTGGGTTCTATTAAAGAACAGAATGGTGTAAAAATTGTTGGTGAAGATTTTATGCTTGCAACTGCTGCAGATATTGTAGCAGATCCTTCGGCTCCTGATGCATTTGTCAATGGGATTATGGAAGGCAAGGAGTGGGTTTGGAATAATGGAAATATCCATGAGTCCAAGCTTGATGATATCAAGAAAAGAATCAACAACGCTGCGCGTACTCAACTGGAAGAAAGAAAGATTTCCGCATTCCATGAGTTCCTGCAAAGTCTGTAAATTTATAAATAACTATAGCAAATCACCTTTGTACACAACCCGACAGGAGACAACAAATGTCCAAGGAAATTGAGAATCTGGAAGAATCGAGCGTAACTGCTGGCGCTAAGGCTGCCGACCCCCAGAAAAAACTGGAGAATGAGGGCAGTGGTCTCGGTGGTGTAACTGATCTCGGTGGTCCTACACCTCAGAATAGTAAGCCCGACGATGAAAGCAACAAATACAAAGTTGTTGCTGGTGGCAATGCTGAAGCTCCCAAGACGAAGCCTTCTGATGCTTCTGCATCGCAAGGTGCTTCGATTAAGAAGGAAGATGCTGAGGTTGAGGGTGAGGTGATTGCTGAAGAGGAAGAGATCGAAAAGCTGACAATCGATCTTTCTGCTGATGTTGCTGCTCTGACTGAAGGTGAAGACCTCAGCGAAGAGTTTAAGGAAAAGGCAGCAACTATCTTTGAGGCAGCAGTTGTCACTCGCCTCAATGAAGAGCTTGAGCGTATTCATGAAGATTACGCAAAAGTTCTGGAAGAAGAAATTGAGACCGTCAAGACTGAGCTCGCTGAGCAAGTTGACGAGTATCTTTCTTATGCAGTGTCCAAGTGGATGAAGGATAACGAACTCGCACTTGAGCACGGCATTAAGACTGAAATGGCAGAGAGTGTCATGGCAGGTCTCAAGCAAGTTTTCGTCGAGAATTACATCGAACTTCCCGACGAGAAAGTTGACCTCGTTGATGAGATGGTAGGTCAACTCGATACTATGGAGCAGAAACTCAACGAACAAATCGAAGAGAACGTCGAACTCACTAGAGAGATTGGCGGCTATATCAAGAATGGGATCGTGAGCGAACTGAGTGAAGGTCTGTCCCTCTCCCAAAAGGAGAAGCTGACGACTCTCGCTGAGGCAGTTGAGTTTGAGGATGAAGAAACCTTCCGCGAGAAGGTGACGACTCTCCGTGAGTCGTATTTCAGCACCAAGCCCGAAGTAACCACTGTTACTGAGGATGTGGAAGTTGAGAATCAGAACATCAGTGGTTCTATGAACGCTTATGTTCAGGCACTTTCCCGCTGGGCAAAGTGATATCTAAATAATAAACCCCTTTTCATTTACTAACACTAGGAGAACAAAGCAGATGTTTAATTCCGAGCACCTGCAGGAAAAGTGGGCACCCATTCTGGAGCACTCTGAGCTCGATTCGATCTCGGATAAGTACAGAAAGGCTGTCACCTCTATCCTGCTTGAGAACCAAGAGAGATTCCTCGCCGAAGAGCGTGGCATTCTGACAGAAGCAGCACCCACCATGAGTGCAGGTTCTAGCCCCGCTGGCTTCAGTGGCGCTGCTACCGCAACTGGTCCTGTTGCTGGTTTCGATCCCGTGCTGATCTCGCTGATCCGCCGTTCGATGCCTAAGCTGATCGCTTATGATATTGCTGGCGTTCAGCCCATGACTGGTCCTACTGGTCTGATCTTCGCAATGCGTTCCCGCTATGGTACTGATCGTACTACTGGCGCAGAAGCATTCTTTAACGAAGCAAATTCTGAGTTCTCCTCGGAGAACGCAGCAAACAGCCTGGATGGCACCAACACTCAAACTGGTAGCAATCCTGGTCTGCTGAATGACGGTGGCACCTATACTCAGGGTGGCATCGGCATGAGCACCGCTCAGTCGGAAGCACTGGGTGATGCTGCTGGTAACCAGTTCGCTGAAATGAACTTCAGCATCGAGAAGGTTACCGTTACTGCTAAGAGCCGCGCTCTGAAAGCTGAGTACAGCCTTGAGCTTGCTCAGGATCTGAAGGCAGTGCATGGTCTGGACGCTGAGTCCGAGCTGGCGAACATTCTCAGCACTGAAGTGCTGGCAGAGATCAACCGCGAGGTTGTTCGTACTGTGTATCGCATTGCTCGCCCTGGCGCTCAGAACAACACTGCTACCGCTGGCATCTTTGACCTTGACGTTGATTCCAACGGTCGTTGGAGCGTTGAGAAGTTTAAGGGTCTGCTCTTCCAAATCGAGCGTGATCTGAATGCTATCGGTCATGAGACTCGTCGCGGCAAGGGTAACATCCTGATCTGCTCGGCTGACGTTGCTTCGGCACTGTCGATGGCTGGCGTTCTGGATTACACCCCCGCTCTGGCTGGTAACGCACAACTGAATGGCGATGACAACAGCAGCACCCTCGCAGGTACTCTGAATGGTCGCGTTAAGGTGTACGTTGATCCTTATTCGGCAAACGTAAGTGATCGTCACTTCTACGTTGCTGGTTATAAGGGCAGCAGCGCATATGACGCAGGTCTGTTCTATTGCCCCTACGTGCCCCTGCAGATGGTCCGTGCCGTTGGTCAGGACACCTTCCAGCCCAAGATCGGCTTTAAGACCCGCTACGGAATGGTTGCTAACCCCTTCGCGGAAGGCACCAACCAGGGTCAAGGCGCTCTTAACGCTAACGCAAACCGCTACTACCGTCGCGTGCTTGTTGACAACCTCATGTGATCCATCCCTCACATTGAGAACCACAGGGGACCCTTCGGGGTCCCTTTTTTGTTAAATAGTACCGCGTTTGGTATACACCAATGAGAGGAAGAATATCAAAAGTAGAATTACTTTCTAGGGTACACAAACTAAAGAACGAGTTGTATAGTGGTAAGTATGCACGATCCCAAGAATGGTATGCAGGTGCACACGACTCGTTAAACAAAATACTAGATACTTTAGCGGAGTACAGAGAATGACACAAATGACAGAACAAGATCTTAAGGAACTGCAGCAGAAAGTGCTTCGCATGAAGACTGATGTCCTGATGGAAGAGCCCTGCCCAATCTATGAAGCTGATGAAAGTGATTGGGAAGACTTCTGGTATAACGAGGACTAAATAACTAAAAACTCCCATGACCACTTGGAACAAACAAATTGAGAATAGGAACTTTTTGTCTCCTATTGGGTTTAAGTTCACACTGGTAGATTACCCCAAGGTAGCATACTTTGCGCAGACGGCAAATATACCTGGAATTAGTATCAATACCGTTGAGCAACCAACAATCATGGGTAGACCTATCCCATATGATGCTCATGGTGTGAACTATGAACCATTTAATCTCAACTTTATTGTTGATGAAGATCTTGAGAACTATCTAATTCTCCATAACTGGATTAGAGGTCTAGGATCTGGTGATAGTTTTACTGAGCGTTCCTTTCTGGAGATTAGTTCTTCTGAGAACCGTCCAGGTAGTACAACAGATAAGTACACTAACGTCCGTGCAGATGGGACACTTGCTGTACTAAATAGCAACTTCCAGGCAAACTTCTTTGTGACATTTAAGGATATGTTTCCAGTGTCACTTAATGCTTTGGAATTTAATGCTACAATTGATGGTACTGAGTATGCCGTAGCACAGGTTCAGTTTAGATATGCCTCCTACGATATTCAGGATACCAACGGTAAGAGGAGAACAGCACTGGCATGACACTAGATGAAATCCGTGAAATGTGGAAGGAAGACTGTCAGATTGACATGAATGACCTAGACACAGAAAACTTTAAGTGCACAGTCATCCATGAGAAATATCTAAACATCTACAGTCATTTCAGACTACTGCTGTCTGACGCTGAAGTAAAGAACAAAAGACTGTATAAAGAGAAGTTTGAGTATTACTCAGGAAAAGCACCAGCAAAAGTGTATGCGGAGAAACCTTTTAATCATAAAGTTCTGAAAGGTGATCTCAATACTTATATCTGGGCAGATGATGACTTCCTTAAGTCAAAACAAAAAATTGACTATCTAGAAACCTGCATAAATTACTTAGAGATGATTCTTAAGCAGTGTGCCTCGCGTGGGTTCCAAATTAAGAACTTCATCGATCTAAGAAAACATGCAGACTATTGATGACGGTAATCACTAAGAAGAACGAAGTTTATATTAAAGTGACTGCTGAACCACACGTTCATCAGGAACTGAGTGATCACTTTCAGTTTGATGTACCTCAGGCAAAGTACATGCCTCAGTACCACAAATTTAAGTGGGATGGAAAGATCCGTTTGTATTCTCCTGCAACTGGGGAGATATACGCGGGTCTTTTTGATTATGTAACTGAGTTCTTGAGAGAGAAAGGATACGACTACAAGATTGAGGAGAGTAAGTTCTATGGAACACCAACAGACACCGAACCTCTCATCTCTCCTGAGGCAGTGGCGGGGTTTGTTAGATCTTTGGGACTTCCTTTTAAGGCAAGAGATTACCAGCTCCGAGCAGTCTATCAAGCACTTAAGTACAATCGCAGACTTCTACTATCCCCGACAGGATCAGGAAAGTCTCTGATCATCTATGCACTTCTGCGTTGGCATCTTGGTTTAGATAGGAATGTATTGATTATCGTTCCAACAACATCTCTGGTTGAGCAACTGTATAAAGACTTTCTCGATTATGGCTGGTCAGCTGGTCACTATGTTCACAAGATTATGGGTGGTCGCGAGAAGTACACAGATGCACCTGTTGTAATTTCTACGTGGCAGAGCATCTATAAAGAACCTCGCAACTTCTTTAAGAGGTTTGATGTTGTGATTGGTGACGAAGCTCATTTGTACAAAGCAAAGAGCTTATCAGGAATCCTGACAAAATGCCATGATGCAAAATATCGTATTGGTTTGACAGGTACTCTTGATGGTATGCAAACTCACCAGCTTGTTCTGGAAGGTTTGTTTGGTAGGTGTGAGAAAGTAACAAAGACTGTAGACCTTATGAAGAAAGGTCATCTTACACCACTCAAGGTAAACATTCTCCTCCTCAAGCATGGTTTTGTTCCCTTTGATGATTATCAACAGGAGATGGATTACATCGTAACTCATCCAAAGAGAAATAACCTAATCGTTAATCTAGCATGTGACCTCAAAGGAAACACCTTGATTCTCTTTAACTATATCGAGAAGCATGGAGACCCATTATGGGAACTACTAAATAGTAAAACAAAAGGGGATCGCAAGATCTTTTTTATTCACGGTGGTATAGATGCGATGGAACGGGAAGAAGCTCGTTCTATCTGCGAGAAAGAAAAGAATGCAATCATTCTTGCTTCCTATGGAACTTTCTCAACAGGTATCAACATCAAAAATCTACACAACGTAATCTTCGCAAGTCCATCCAAATCTAGGGTGAGAAATCTCCAGTCAATTGGAAGGGTACTGCGAAAAGGTGATAACAAGGCACAAGCAGTTCTATATGACATTGCTGATAACTGTGCCAGAGGATCCAGAAGTAATTATACGCTTCGTCATCTTGCTGAAAGAATCAAGATATATGAAGAAGAGAAATTTAATTACGAGATTAAGGAGATCAAACTAAAACATGATTAATTACATCCGACATGACGAACAGTTCTACGGAACTATCAAACTCACCACTGGAGAAGAAATCCTAGGTGAGATTTTAGTTAGTGAAGATCCAGATACGAAACATGATCTGATCTTTATTCAGAATCCAGCAAAGACAAAACTTGTTGAGCTAGATCAAGATGGAACTGGTGAACGCATTGGTATGGGTTTCATGCGATGGATGAATTTCAGTGAAGAAGACTTTTACGTTATTGACGAAAGGTCTGTTATCAGCATTGCTCCCATGAGTCAGGAAGCAGTAGCGATGTATACCCGATGGGTGAAGAAAGAAATTCTTAATGAAACAGAACCTGAAAAGGGACACGTACCCATCAATAAAAATATGGGACTCATCTCTACTGTGGATGAAGCGAGAAGTCTTTTAGAAAGAATCTATAAGAGTTCTAATAACTAAGAAGTATCTCTCTGAACCCTTACAGTGTTATTATAATTATTATTCTCTAGGCTGTCAAGCCCCCCCACAACTTGACAGTTTGGTTACGATAAGGTAACATTATGGAAACGGTGATGGAAACATATGTCCGTACTCATGCCACGGAAAACAACTAAGAAAAAAGAACATTACGTTGACAACAAACAGTTCCTCCATGAACTGATCGTCTACAGGAACAAGGTTGCCAAAGCAGAAGCAGCGGGCAAGCCCAAACCTCGTGTGTCCAATTATATTGGCGAGTGCTTCCTGAAGATTGCAACTCACTTGTCATACCGCCCCAACTTTATCAATTACATGTATCGTGAAGATATGATTGGTGATGGTATTGAGAATTGCATTCAGTATATTCATAACTTTGATCCAGACAAGTCAACCAATCCATTTGCATATTTCACGCAGATTGTCTACTACGCATATCTTCGTCGTATTGCTAAAGAAAAACGTCAGCAAGCAATTCGAGAAAAGATTCTAGAGCGTAAGGGATTTGAGGAAGTATTTCATAGCGATGACCTTGACAGCATTGCCGACATGAACTATATTAAATCCCGAGTCGAAACAAACACCAGATACGGATGACAGAAACTAAAGAATTAATCGACGACAACTTTTATGTGGCTCAAGCCAAAAGTGGACTATGGAAGTCTTTTGATATGAGCCAAAAAGAAATGATCTCCGCGCTCACCAAAGAGCACGTAATTCAGATGACAAGGTGGCGTCTTAAGTGCATCCAAGATGGAACTTGGGATTCTAAATCACGTATCGTTAATGATGGCTTTGTTGGTGGTAAACTCTGAGCAAATAATTTGTTATGAAAATTCTTTTGATTACTGACCAACACTTTGGTGTTCGTAATGATAATCAATACTATGTGGAAAAGTACCGTCTCTTTTATGAGAAGACGGTACTTCCGTATATTGATGAGCACAAAATTACACATGTAATTGCTCTGGGTGACACTTTCGATAAACGGAAGTCTATCAACTTCAGTTCACTGGAAGCAGCAAAAAGCATGTGGTTCGATCCTCTCCTTGATAGGGGTGTACGAATGTTCATGCTGACTGGTAACCATGACATCTACTATAAGAATACTCTTAGAGTTAATTCCCCAAAGCTTCTCCTCCAAGAGTATCCCAACATTACTGTCGTGGATGATCCTATCGAATGTAATTTCGGTTCTACTTCTATACTGCTTTTGCCTTGGATTTGTGATGACAATCGACAACGATCCATCGATAAAATTAAGGCAAGTAATAGTTCTATCTGTCTTGGCCATCTTGAGCTTAATGGTTTTGAGGCTATTCCTGGACATACCATGGAACACGGGGATGATCCATCTCTATTTGCCAAGTTTGACCTAGTATGTTCTGGTCACTTCCATATGCGGAGTCGCAAAGATAACATTCAGTATCTTGGTAATCCATATCAACTTTACTGGAATGATTATGGTCAAGATCGTGGATTCCACATTCTAAATACTGATACGAATAGGTTGACCTTTGTGAAAAATCCTAATCAGATGTTTTACAAAGTCTATTATCGTGATAATGAAACGGCACAGATTGATTATGAATCTTTAGAGGGTTCTTATGTCAAGTTGATTGTTGAGAAAAAAGAAGACCAAGTTCTTTTTGATACGACTCTAAAGAAAATTGTTGATTCCAAAGTTGCTGATCTAAAAATCGTAGAAGATCATTTCACTATTATTGGTGATGTTGATGAGTCTATCGAAACTGAAGATACTCTTGCAATTCTGCAAAATTGTGTTTCTGAAGTTGATAACAAAGATGAAGTGTTTGGCATTCTTAAGTCGTTGTATCTAGAGGCGCTTAGAGTCTAATGTTTGTTCTAGTTGACAAAAAGTCTGGTGGTGTGTATGCTGTAAAAGATGATGATACACGCGAGCGTGTTGTGCAACTCTTTGTCGATGAAGATGATGCTGAGAGGTATCATGGCCATTTAATTGCCTCCGACTACAAACGAAAGTTAGAAGTTGTTGAGGTTGAGGAAGATGTTGTAAAAGCAAACTGTACTCAGTATGGTTACAACTACACAATCATCACTCCAAACGATATTGTTTTACCTCCTTTAGATGATTAGATTTGAGAAGATCCGATGGAAAAACTTGCTGTCAACTGGTCAGCAATTTACGGAGATAGACCTTTGTGATTCTGATAGCACTCTGATTGTTGGTAGTAATGGTGCTGGTAAAAGCACCATGCTGGATGCATTGTGTTTCGGTTTGTTTAATAAACCATTCCGAAAAATTAACAAGCCACAGCTTCTCAATACCATCAACGAAAAGGAACTGGTAGTTGAGATTGAGTTTAAGATCGGCACAATTGATTATAAAGTTGTTCGCGGTCTGAAACCAAATGTCTTTGAGATCTACAGAAACGGAGAACTCATCGATCAAGATGCTGCAAATAAAGACTATCAAAAGTATCTTGAGCAGAGCATTCTCAAACTTAACTACAAGTCTTTCACTCAAGTTGTTATTCTTGGTTCTTCGACTTTTGTTCCTTTTATGCAGCTTCCTGCTGCTCATCGAAGAGAAGTCATCGAAGATCTGCTGGATATCCAAATCTTCTCACAAATGAATACGCTTCTTAAAGAGCGTATTAAAGATGTGAAGGATGAGCAAAAGCAATGTGAGTATGAGTTAGACCTTGCTCAAGAAAAGGTCAACATGCAAAATCGAAACATTGCCAACTTAGAAAAAGTTGATAAAGAGCACACTGCAAATGCTCAATTGCGTTTTAAGGAAAATGAAGATCGAGTAATGGAGATCCGCCAACGGATTAAACAACTCGATAAAGAACTGGAAGACATCACACCAAAACTCATAGCACTTGACTCTTCTGTTGATAAAAACGAAAAGTACAAAGTCATGCGTACAAAGATCTCTCAGAAGTGTGATCAATCCGAAAAAGATCTTGCTTTTTTCCGAGACAATGATACTTGCCCAGTTTGTACTCAAGATATTGTTGAGTCATTTCGGAAAACCCAGATGGATAGTCTCCAGAATAAAATTTTGGAACTGCAAACTGGTAAAGCAAAAATTACTGAAGAGATCAATAAGATAAACAGCGAAGTTAAAGAGCTTCGTAAACAGGCAGAAGTTGTGAATAGCTATCGATATGAAATTCAGTCTTTGACTCGTGAGGAAGTAAAACTTCTGAAAGATAATACAAAGATCATGAGTTCTGTTGGAAGCGACTCTATCAACCTTGAGGAAGAGAAGCAAGAACTGATTCGCCTTGAGGCTAAGTTGACTGAGAAACAATCTTTCTGTGCAAACATCAATAAGCAACATGACAATCTGAAGTTAGTTGCTGGACTTCTAAAAGATGGCGGAATCAAAGCTAAGATTATCTCCAAGTTTATTCCTATCATCAATCAAAAAATCAATAAGTATCTGCAGAGTATGGAGTTCTATGTGAACTTTACTCTTGATGAAAACTTTAACGAAAAGATTCTTTCTCGTTTTCGTGACGATTTCTCTTATGCTTCCTTTTCTGAGGGCGAAAAGCAAAAGATTGATCTGGCACTTTTGTTCACTTGGAGAGAGGTTGCGAGAATGAAGAATAGTGTATCGACTAATCTTCTAATCCTGGACGAGGTATTTGATTCATCTTTGGATCAAAGTGCAACTGACGAACTTATGAAGATCTTAAAGGGTCTTGGCTCTAATACAAATCTCTTTGTTATTTCCCATAAGGGTGAAGTGTTGTATGATAAGTTCAGTAGAATTCTTTCTTTCTCAAAGCAAGGGGACTTCTCAAACATGACCGTTCTCAATGGATGATATGAAACACATTCTCTTTACCCTTAGGGGGTGTTCTGCTGTACTTCTTGATGATGAAAAGTACATTCGTGAAATGTTGGTTCAGACAGCAAAGGAATGCAATAGCACTCTTCTAGATGTCTCATCACATAAGTTTGATCCTCAGGGTGTTACTGCTATTGCTCTTTTAGCAGAATCTCATATCTCCATTCACACATGGCCAGAGAAGGGTGAAGCGGTATGTGACATTTTCACATGTGGTGATCACACAAACCCTAAAGATGGTTTTATCTATATGCGAAAAGTTCTCTACAGTCAGAGCTGGGTTTATAGAAACTTTATCCGTCCTTTAGGATAAATATATTTGGTTGTATTGCGATGAACAAATTATGCTATCTACTCAATATCGACTTCGTTTGGAAAACATATGCGAGAGGATAGCAAATTGTTCTGAAGTTGGTTTAGATGATATGATATGGGCAGAAAAACTTGCCAAGTCAAATGCATCTGCAGCTTCTATTCTGAGGCAAGCGAGGCGTAAAGCAAACAACCCAAACATGAAAGAGGGAAGTCTTGATGACTTTATGAATAAAATGGATCTCGGGGATCCAGATCCATCAAACCACAGAACGGGTTTCCAAAGTGCAGATGATATTATAGACTTCTTCGGTAGAGACAAACCAGAAGACTGGAGGCAACGTGACTAACGTACCAAACTGGCAACACCACTCTCGCAAGGAACAGAAGCGCCGTCTTAAACCACAGGCGCTTCGCCAAGCAAAGGCGAGGCTGAGACACTTTAAGAAGTGTCACCCTAAGACCTCGGGCGGAAGCTCGGGGTCTTATACTATGTGGGTAACGATGACAAGCCTTCCATGAACGATATTCGGGGAACCCTCGCCAAGCTGCTTGCTACCGAGAATATTCTTGTTGAGCACAAGAAAGTTCCTACTGCATCGTTTGATGTTCAGAAGCGTGTTCTGATCCTTCCGATTTGGGATCGCGCTAGTAATCGTGTGTACTCCATGCTTGTTGGTCATGAAGTGGGTCATGCTCTCTTCACCCCCTCTGAGTTTGATCCTACTAAGTTTCCTTGTCCAAAGTCTTTTGTCAATGTGACTGAGGATGCTCGCATTGAGAAGATGATGAAGCGTAAATATCCTGGTCTATCCAAAGACTTTTATATTGGGTATCAAGAACTCAATGAGCAAGACTTCTTCAGTATTGCTGATGAAAAACTGGAGAACCTCCCCCTGATTGATCGCATCAACCTGCACTATAAAATTGGTGCCTTTGCTATGATGCCCTTTAATGACTCTGAGACCCCTCTGCGTGACGCTGTGGGAGCTGCTGAGACGTTTGAGGAAGCAGTTGCTGCAGCAGTGGCAATTTACGAATATATGAAAGCAGAGAAAGAGAAACAACAACAAGAATGCCAACAAGAAAACAATGCCAATGAACAGGGTTCTGTTGGCAATAGTGATAGTTCTAGTGGTGAGATGACTCACGAAGAGATGCTTGAGGAAGCAGAGCGTCGTGAAAGTGAAAATGACGGAGGTGAAGAATCACAGGGTTGGGGTGATAAAAGCGATGCCGATCTGGATACACCGAGTTACGATGCTGGTGGTGGTAAGACCTCTGATATTGATGACGTTCGCACTCAAGAGAACTTCGATAGCTCGATCAGCGAATTGACCGATAACTCTAGGTTCCACGATCCTTTGATCCTGGATCTTCCTACAATTGATCTCGATCGTGTCGTTGTTCCTAATGGCAAAATCCTTAGTGGTGCTGAACAATTCTGGAGTGAATTCTATGCTGAAGTTTCCGAACCCTATGAAACGGTTGATCGTCTCTTCACTGAGTTCTGCAATCGTACTAGCAAAGACGTTAACTACTTGGTGAAGGAGTTTGAGTGTCGCAAGGCGGCGTCTGCTTCTGCCCGAGCATCCGTCTCTAAGACTGGTGTTCTGGATACTTCCAAACTGCATACTTACAAATACAACGATGACATCTTCCGTAAAGTGATGAATGTCTCTAACGGAAAGAATCATGGTCTTGTGTTTTTGCTTGACTGGTCTGGTTCTATGGGTGATGAAATCTATGAAACGGTTTGTCAGGTAATCAACCTGTGCCAGTTCTGTAAAAAGGTTGGTATTCCTTTTGATGTTTACAGTTTTGTTTGTGATCCCTCTGCGGCACTGATGACTGATCCTGAACTTACTGAGTTCACTGATAAAGAAACTCCCAATCAGTTTTACATTGATCGCCGTTTCCGTTTGATGAATCTCATCACCAGTGAGGGTAATCAGAAGAGCTTCCAGAAGCAATGCAAAATTTTGTTCCGTATTGCTGAACACTGGCGCAAAGAGGAAGAATATAACTGGCGTATTGGTACTCTCGCAGTTCCTCACTTTATGGGACTAGGTGGTACTCCTCTGAATGAGGCACTCATTGTTATGAATGAACTTCTGCCTGCGTGGAAAGCAAAGAAGAATGTTGAGAAGACTCATCTGATTGTTCTCACTGACGGTGAATCTTGCAATGCAAGTTATGTTGCTTCTCACGAGAACAGCACATACATGACTAAAAACTATGTCAACTCTGTCTATGCCTGTACGATTCGCAATCGTAAGACTGGACGTTATTACTCTGGCATTCAGAATGGGCATATGGATACCACTCGCACTCTGATTAAGATCCTTCGCGATAACCATGTTGGAACTTCTGTCATCGGATTCCGTATCTGTGACACCCGCAGCCTTAATATCTACATGGCACGTTTTATGGGTGTGTTTGATTCTGATTCCTACAAGAATCAGTGGAAAAAAGATAAGTGTATTGTTCTCGACAACACTCCCTACACTCAACTGTACGTTATCCGCAACAACTCTTATACTGAAGATACTTCCATGCAAGTGAAAGAAGATGCCACTAAAGCACAGATCAAGAAAGCGTTTGTCACTTCACTCAACTCTAAAGCGGTCAACCGCCGTCTGCTCTCGTCCTTCGTGGGTCAGATCGCCTAGTGTCCACTCTGCCCCTGACTCTGCCCCACTCTGCCCTATAATTACAAGGTAATCGAGAGACACCTCCACCGACCACCATGCCTCGTCTTCTTCCTATGACCACCGAACAACTGATCTCGGATCTGCAGACCACCTACGGTCCTGAGGTTACCTCTGGTGACATCAAGGGTTACTGTGCAATGAATGACCTTCAGTACCAAACCATTGTGAATCGTCTTAAGGATTACAAAATTGCTCGTGGTAAGTGGAACCTGACCGTGCAGGAGCGACTTGAGCAAACCTATCAAGCTCCCGCTGCTGTTCCTGCTATCGCTGTTACCGAACGACAACAACAGAACCTGATCCCCACAAAGGATGCTACTTTCGTTCCGTTCGGGAACTTCTCTGACGTGAAGAAGATTGTTAAATCCAATCTCTTCTATCCTGTATTCATCACTGGTCTGTCTGGCAATGGTAAAACTTTTAGTGTTGAGCAAGCATGTGCTCAGACTGGTCGTGAACTAATCCGCGTCAACATTACCATCGAAACTGATGAAGATGATCTGATTGGTGGTTTCCGTCTGGTTGATGGTAATACTGTGTGGCACAACGGTCCTGTGATCGAAGCTCTTGAGCGTGGCGCTGTACTGCTGCTGGATGAGATTGATCTTGCTTCTAACAAAATTCTGTGCCTCCAATCTATCTTGGAGGGGAAGGGTGTCTATCTGAAGAAAATCGGTAAGTGGGTGACTCCTTCTAATGGTTTTACTGTGATCGCCACTGCCAATACCAAGGGTAAGGGTTCTGATGACGGTCGTTTTGTTGGCACTAATGTTCTTAACGAAGCATTTCTTGAGCGTTTCCCCCTTACCTTTGAGCAAGAATATCCTACCCTTGCAGTTGAGCAGCGTATTCTTGAGGGTCTGAGCTTGGATCTTGGTGTGGAAGATCGTGAATTTTGTAAGAATCTCTGCACTTGGGCTGAGATTATTCGCAAGACCTTTGCTGATGGTGGAGTTGATGAAGTGATTTCTACTCGCCGACTGACCCATATCATCCGAGCATACAGCATCTTCTCTAATCGTATGAAGGCAATCAAGCTCTGCCTGAATCGTTTTGATGACGAAACCAAGTCCTCTTTCCTGGAACTGTATACCAAGATCGATGCCAATGCTGAAGAATCTGCTAGCTGATTGACTTTTCCTTTCTTTTCTGATACTCTATTGATGTTAACCCCTTTGGCTATGAAATACCGCGAACCTGATACTCTTGCTCTTGTTGCAGATTATATCTCTGGAACTTACAAAGGTCATTACACCAACCCTGAAGATGAAGATGATGTGCAGACTCTAGATCTTCTCCGCTCCATCGGAACTGTTGAGCACTTTTGTCAATCGAACATCATCAAGTATGCTGCTCGATTTGGCAAGAAGAATGGGTCTGATCGAAGTGATTTGCTGAAAGTGATTCACTACGCTATTCTTCTCTACTACTTCTCTGGGTGCCAATACCCCGAAGATATTGTAAACTCTGACTTCCCTCACTGATGACTTGTATGAAATTTACCGATTATGAAATGGAAGTGCTTCAGTCCTTCCGTGACATTAATCCTTCCATCATGTTTAAGCCTGGGAATCGGGTAGCAACTATTTCCAACAACAAGAATATTCTTGCAGTTGCAAACTTTCCTAGCACTAGCTTCCCCAATCAAGCTCCCATTTATGATCTGAGTAATCTGATCAACAGTATCAAGATCTTGGGTAGTAGCAACAGTAGCAATAGCCCTGATGTTGATTTTCTTGAGAAGCGTGTTGATATTGTTTGTAATCGTAGTCGAATTAAGTATTACTATGCCGAGCCTCGGATGGTAACTACTCCTCCCGATAAAATTCAGGATATCGGTTCTCCTGTGGTTACCACCACGCTCACCATGGCAGATCTCCACAGGATGAATACTGTGGCTTCTACCTACCAACTCCCTGATGTTTGTTTCTCTGGTAGAGATGGGCAGCTGACTGCTATTGTCACCGACAAGCGAAACAGCTCTTCCAATTCTATGGAGATTGAGCTAGGCGAAACTGATCGAGAGTTTTGCTTCTGTATGAAGGTTGAGAACCTTAGTGTTATTCGTTCTACAGGAGCTAACAACCCGTCTGAAGGTTATGATCTTGAGCTCTACGAATGTAAAGTTGCTAAGTTCATCGCTAAAATCTCTCAGCGAGCTCAAAGCTCTGTTGATTCTCTGGAGTACCTAATTGCTCTGGAACCTGATTCTGAATATTGATCACCTAACTATTTCTTCTTAATTATGAGTAACGATTTTCTGTGGGTCGAAAAGTACCGTCCTCAGACTGTCGATGAGTGTATCCTCCCTGAGGAAACCAAAGTGATGTTTAAGGGATTCATCCAGCAGGGTGAAATCCCTAACCTTCTTCTTGCAGGTCCTGCTGGTATTGGTAAGACCACCATTGCCAAGGCACTCTGCAATGAACTGGGTGCTGATGTGTATGTTATCAATGGATCTGATGAAGGTCGTTTCCTTGATACTGTTCGCAATCGTGCAAAGTCATTTGCTTCTACAGTCTCCCTCACTTCCACTGCCAAGCACAAGGTTCTGATTATTGATGAGGCGGACAATACCACGCCTGACGTACAACTGCTTCTTCGTGCTTCTATCGAAGAGTTCCAGAATACTTGTCGATTTATCTTCACATGCAACTACAAGAACAAAATCATTGAGCCTCTTCACTCGCGGTGCTCTGTAGTTGATTTTAATGTCAAAGGTAAAGAGCGAGCAGCTCTTGCTACTCAGTTCTTTAAGCGTGTGAACGGTATTCTTGAGTATGAGAATATTGAGTTTGATATGAAGGTGGTTGCTGAAGTTGTTCAGAAACACTTTCCTGACTTCCGTCGAACCATCAACGAACTCCAGCGTTATGGTTCTCGTGGGAAGATTGATACTGGCATTCTGGGTCAAGTTGCTGATGTGAATCTCCAAGATCTCATTGGCTATCTGAAGAATCGAGAATTCACCAAGATGAAGAAATGGGTTGTTTCTAACCTAGATAATGAGCCTCAGATTATCATGAGGAAGGTATACGATAATCTCTATACATATCTTGTACCTAAAAGTATTCCCGAAGCAGTTCTTGTGATCGGTGAATATCAGTACAAGGCATCTTTTGTTATGGATCAAGAGATCAATCTGGTTGCCTTTCTTACTGAACTAATGATGAGGTGTGAATTCCAATGAAAGAAGTACATGATATCTTTCCCACAAGAGTCTGGGAGTATCGTCTCCCAGAAGATATGATGTGGATGGCTGATAAAGCCTTGGAACACATTAAAACACTGAATATGCAGATGTATAACTTCCCTGCTGGTGTACGCACCAGTCGGGGAGATATTCACAAAGATGAACCTATGGTTGATCTTGTGGAATTTTTCCACGATGTACTTGATGAGATTCGATGCGATCAAGCATTGCAGTGTCATGAACTGAAAATCTCTCTGTGTTGGGCTAACTATGCCCCAGCTGGATCTGGAGCTGGCCATCCATTACACAGACATAATTATTCATATCTCTCTGGAGTTTTTTATTTTACAGAAGGATCTGATACTGTCTTCCAGGATCCTGTAGATATTCGTAATCTAGATACCCTAGAAATTATCAGAGATTGGTTTGATGGTCCTTTTGAGACTTTTAAGGCTGAGCCTGGAAAACTACTGGTATTCCCTGGATGGTTACGTCACTATAGTAATCCTCATTCTGGTGAATTTGATAGATATACGATGTCCTTTAATTCACTACCAAATGGCCCAGTGAATGCAGGACCACAAGGTGTACCCATGGCAAATATCCAAGTTCTATAATTCGGAGATTCTTCTTTATGGCAAAAGAGTATGAGTACGCTCTTAAGGACTATCTAAATGGAATCAATCTTAAGCAGGGTAGCATTCATGAGGACGAACGTGCCATGAAAAAGTATCCTGCCTTTGTTATTAACAAGCTTCTTTCGGATCATATCGACTGCATCATTCATGTCAATGAGATGAATCGTTATTATGATCTCGACAACGATTTGCAATATTTATATTACCTATATAGTATTAGGAAATCGAAAAGGTTTTCTCCCTGGAATAAAAAATCGACGGATAGAGATCTGGAAATCGTAAAGCAATTTTACGGTTACAGCACAGAGAAGGCAAAAACTGCACTTCGTATGCTCAACAAAGATCAACTTGATGTCATCAAAGCGAGTTTAGATGTTGGAGGAAAAAGATGAGTGACGAGATCAGTTGGTCTCAAGACATGATGCTGGAAGTGGTACTTAAGGAGCCTGATGATTTCCTGAAGGTCCGTGAGACACTCACCCGCATCGGTGTGGCATCGCGAAAGGAGCGTAAGCTATACCAGTCTTGTCATATCTTGCATAAGAAAGGAAAGTATTACATCGTTCATTTTAAGGAACTGTTTGCGCTTGATGGAAAGCCAGCAAACATCACTAAGAACGATATCGAAAGACGTAATCGTATTGCAAAATTGCTTTTCGACTGGGGTCTGGTTAATCTTGATGTGGAGTCTCTCAATGATATTGCTCCACTAAATCAAATCAAAGTTCTCTCTTACAAAGATAAGGGTGACTGGACACTGGAAAGTAAGTACAATATTGGGAAGAAGAAAGTAACTGCTGAAGCTGTCTAATGTACGGAGATCTTGATTCTTTTGAGCGTGCTCTAATGCACTTTGGTACTCGTGTTGATATCATTGTCGCCATGGAAATGGGCGACAAGATTGATGAAGAAACTGCATATCAGAAAATTAAAGCAGAACTTAAAGAGCTGAAAAAGATTCGTAAGTCTCATAAGAACACTTAAATTGTTATGAAAGCCAATGAAATTTGTAGGATTGAGAATCGAAGATCACGATTCTAATATCACCTATACCGATGGTACTGAGGTAAGATATTTTTCATCAGAAAGAATCTTCGGCATTAAGCATCATGGACTAAACAATCACTGGCAGTGGGTAGACATCCTAAATGAATGGGGAATACATCTAGATGAACTTGATGCTGTTGGTATTATTACTGATAATATTCAGTTTTCTGATGGAGAAGTTTATAGAGAGGTTTCGATAGGTCTTCCTTGTAAGACCTTTTTTATTGATCATCATTATGCGCATGTGTTAAGTTTGTGGCCACTTGGCAATATCCCATATACAAATTATGTATTTGATGGTTATGGTAACAATGAAAGATCTCATTCTCTTTTTCTCGGCGACAAATTAAAACTATCACATGACGTAAATGTGACTGGCTCTGTTGGCATTTCTATGACAACAGTTGGTAAGACTTTGGGTCTTCGATCTGATGATTGGGGGCTTGATCTTGCTGGCAAGGTTATGGGACTTGCTGCTTACGGGTTGATCGATAATGAATATTACGAGAGGGTGGATGCTTACCCTCTTTCTCGTATACGTGATATTTGGAATTATGACTCTTGGACTCGTAAGTGGGATGAGTTTGATATTAACTGGCTGAGGACAGTGCATGAAGTTACTGGGGATAAGCTAGCCAGTTACATTGGTGGTGGTGGAGATATAGTTGGATACACTGGGGGTATTGCTCAGAATTGTGTCTTTAATGGAAAGATACTTTCTAGTGGACAGCAAGTTGCGATTCCACCCCATGCTAGTGACTGTGGATTGTCTCTGGGGGCTGTTGAGTTTCTGCGGCAGTATTATCAAGAAGATGAATTTGACAATAGTGGATTTCCTTTTTGGCAATCTACTGATGAAATTCCAGAAGAGCCTAGTGATGAAACTATAGAAAAGGTTGCAGATAGACTTGCCTCTGGGAAAATTGTTGCTTGGTATCAGGGTGCTGGTGAAATTGGACCTAGAGCTTTGGGACATAGATCTATTCTTATGACTGCTAGAGATCCCAATGCTAAGGACCACATTAATCAAAAAGTAAAACATAGAGAACCTTTCCGTCCTTTTGGTGCATCTGTCCTTCGCGAAGATCTTAGTAAGTATTTTGATTGTAACTATGATGTTCCTTACATGAATGCCTCAGTTCCAGTTAAGAGCAAAGACCTCACCTCTGTAACACATGTTGATAAAACGTGTAGAATTCATACAGTTGATGGTGGTGATTGTTTTTCCAGGCTTCTCTCAAAATACAAAGAGATTACTGGAGATAGCGTTTTACTGAATACTTCTCTAAACATTGGTGGTAGACCAATCGCATCTAAGATGTGGGAAGCAAAAGAATTGTTTGTGAAGAAAGATATCGACACTTTAGTTATTGGTAATTTTCTTCTCGATAAATAGAATTGCTTTGCTTTCTACCTATGGCTGATACAAAACCAGCAAAGGTAGAAGAGAAAGACCAACATGAAGATAGAAGTGAAGTTCTTGGTAATCTGGTGAAAGTAGTTGTCCTTATTTGGTCTGCCTCTCTTCTCACCTTTAGTTACGTTCGACTTCCTAACGGTCAAAAAATTCTTGATTTTGATCCTACCTTCATTGCCTCTGTATTCTCTGGATCTCTTGCTGCTTTTGGATTATCTCCAGCTAAGAATGGTGGTGGAAATGCTACCCTCAGAAAAGTAGAAGGAAAGAAAGAACCTGAGGTTGTTTCCGCTATCGAACCAAAGAAAGATGCAAAAACTAATTAATGTTGTGGCACTGCTGTCTGGTCTGACTTCTCTGAGTCTGATCGGGGGTGGTGCTTATTTGTTTATCAACAAAGACGCACTTATCGAATCTGCTAAAGAGCGTGTTACCGAAGAAGTAACTAAGGCTGTCACTGAGGCGCTTCCTGGTTTGGTTAAAGGTGCTATTCCAGAAATGCCAAAGGTTACTGGTCCTGCAGTTCCTACTGGCAAAATTACAGGTCCCGCTATCCCATTCTAAAAATGACAGCATCTTACAAGAAGAAAAAGTCTCAGCATGATGCTGAGAAGAAGTTTTTTCTTTATGTCTTCTTCTATCATATATACTCTGGACTACTTGGAATCTTTTCTGATTGATGGATGAAATTAGGGGAATAGAAATCAGGAGTCTGGATATCAATAAGATTCCTGATATCTGGTCTATACCATCTCAAGCGATACCTCCAGTTGTATCAGTGACGCAACAAATAGGAACTCCTATTGTTGATATTCCTGGTTGTGTTGAGGCTAGGCAAGATCCAAGTAAAAGCAAAGTGTTATCTAGTGATGATCCAAATGGTACGCTGACATTTTGTGATGGAAATTTGCCCTCATTTAAGCCTATCGAATATTCTCCAAACAATATTCGATACACTGGACCTGCCAAAGTACCTCCATACAAAAAAGAAGAACCAAAGAAGCCTGAATCCCCACAGCTTCCACCACCAGCACCACCAGCAACTGCTAAGATAGAATGTCCCACTCCAGCTCAGAGCACAAAAGAACCAGTTGGGACCTACTTAGAGGGTTTTAGAAAAAAAGTAGTTGGGTATGAGCTTCTCGGTAATGAATGTGTTCAGATAACAGAAAAGGTTCCAGTGAAAGAACAGCTTGTAGCTGGACTTCCTACTGGTGGGCAGGTTGTGGCTACTGGTAGTATTGCCATTGTTGCTACAGCTTCTGCATTGATGGCAAAACCGCTGGCAGATGTTTTACTCAAGGTCATCAAACCAACGGTCAAAAAGGTCATGAAAAAGATTGCTGCTATCAGGGGGAAAACGGAACCTGTTTTATCCGTATCGGAGCGCCGAGATCTTCAGCGCGAACGGACGCAGGCTCTACGGGCACTGAAGTCTGCTCTGAAGCCGAAGGGATAGCATGGACGTGTGGATGCTCATGAGGTAACACACTATTCACATTATTCACAACGACATCAGCACATACTTTGTAATAGGGTGACTTTGGATGAAAACTAATACCCTGCTTGATCAACTCACCGCAATTTTTAAGGCGAGCAATCTCAAAATCTAATCTCTTGTTAGCAGTTGTTTGCTTCATCAATTCGATGTTGGCAGCAGCTGCTTCTTTACATTGGTCTTGTAGCTTTTTGTCGAGGGGGCGAGACCATGTTGCAGAGAAACCCACACCAACGTTGTAGTTATCTTTTTGCCCAGTACGTGTGGGGACTTGGTATAGGACACCACCTGGATTATCTAGAGACCCATCTTCATCAAGGTCTCTCATATCATATACATTCTCGTTGTAATATGGTTCCCAGGGTCTTTGTGCTGATGCTGAGGCTGTTACATATGGTGTGAAGTTCAGCGTAGGACCCTGACATTGTATCCCTCCCCCGTAAGTATTCGTAATATACGGACCCTGGAGTACCTGGATTGCCTGATTTGTGACACTCCCAGAGGAGTTAGCGACAGGAGCAGCAGTAGCACTAACACCACCAACAGTTTCCGCATAGCTGGGTGACGCGAAGAGTAGTGCAATTATTGAGAAAAGATACTTGTGGTATCCGTGATACTTTTTACTTCTGTGGTTCTTTGTATGATAGTTTGATTGCTCAATCCTGGACCTTTGTACGTTTCTGTGAACTGAAACGCCCCTCCTGGTGTTGTCTGTGTGAATGTCGGTCTGCTTGTTAATCCAGTCCATGTCGAAGTCACTCCCTCTATAGTTACAGTATTAGCACCAGTTCCAGGTTGTAAAGAACCTGATGCTGTAATTCCACTCCCAGTTACGGTGTATTGATACCCCGTGTTATAGTCCATCGAATTGATGGTCTCTGTTATTTTTTGTGTTGTCTCTGTGTGTGATGTCATGCTGCCCTGAGTGAAGTTTGGCACTACTGGAACTGCTTTCGCTAGACCAGAAGACAAAGCAATGAGAGCAACAATTGCAGGAAGGGGTGCCGAAACAATTTGAGCAACGACACCCTTTTGGATTTGGAAAACCATAACTAAGACCCATATTTATTTAACAGTGATTTCAGTTACGAATTGACCAGTGGCACTTGTACCAGCACCGCCAGCAGTTAGTGACATAACGCCAGCAGTATTGATGCTACCAGCGAGAGAGCCAGCCACACCACCTGCAGTTGTGGTGACATTTCCAAATGCGGGTAGGGATCCAACCACACCGCTATTAACGGTGGTTCCTGTTGGGATCGCATCTCCTGCCGTAAATGACTCGCTAAAAGAAAATGAGTCTCCAGCTG